TTGGCCGAGCATCCCTTTGCCGTGTAGTGTCGATTGTGGGAACGCTGCACGGCACGGCAAGGGACCAGGGCATGGCACTGCAACCAGCACCACCTGTGCGGGGTTACTCCTTTACCGATTGGCAGGTTGCCAACCCGACAGCTCCGCCTCCGGGCGACAAGCTGGACGCGGAGTATGATCGGGCCGACACGACCATCAGCCAAACGATCTCATGGGCTGCCGTAAGCCTGTTGACGGATGGCACCATACGTCACGGTGTAATTGGAAAGCCCCAGCTGGTATCAGGGCTTTTCGATGATGTCGCGCAAGGTATCATCGACGATGTCCAGCCCATGGTGGACCAAGCGGGGGCCTACGCTGCCTCTGCATTAACCTCGGCGAACGAGGCCGATGGATCAGCTGCGGAGGCTGAGGTCGCCAACGTCGCGGCGCAGAACGCCAAGACCCTCGCTGAGACCGCCCAGGCGGGGGCAGACCTCGCCAAGGTGGACGCGCAGACCAGCGCGGCGATTGCGGGGACCAAGGCGACCGACGCGCAGAACCACGCCAACCATGCCGCCGGGGATGCTGCGCTGGCTGAGGATTGGGGGATCGTCTCACGCGATTGGGCGGAACACATGCCGGATACTATTCCGCCGAACACCTTGGCGGTGATGGGAGTGACCGGGGATCACTGGTCGGCACGATGGTGGGCCAATCAAGCAGCGGCAAACTTCTCTCTCACACGCGGCATTGCGACAAGTTTGGTCTATGCTGCCTCCGCTGGGCAGACCGTGTTCCCGATGACGGTGGTTGATCTGCACGGCAACACCTTCACCATGGACCCGGCAGATCCGGGGCCGCTCGACGTGTTCGTCAAGGGCCTGAGGCTGCCCTCGGCGCCGGCACCGAGCGCCTCTTGGACAGTAAACCCTGCGACCTCAACAGTAACTTTGTCCGCGCCGCTTGCGGCCGGCGACATCGTGCAGATCGATGCGCTCACCTTGGGTGGACCGTACCTGCAGCTGAGCGGGGGAACGGTGCACGGCCCGGTCGAGTTCGAGGGCGGCGTCAACATGCCCGGTCTGCCAAGCGATCCGGCGGGGCTGACAACCGGGGATGTTTTCATCAATGGCGGCGTTCTGATGGTGATGCCATGATGCGCAATCTGCTGATCCTGCTTGGGCTTTTGCTGGTCCCCCTGTCAGCGTCGGCACAGACCCCGGTGGGCAAGCCATTCTTTGAGGCGATCAACAATCGCCCGCAGTTCCCGGGTTTCGGGGTCAAATGCGATTGGGACGGCGTTGCCCTGACCGGAACCGACGACACGGCGGCGATGAATGCCGCTCTGGCCTCGTTTCCTGGTGGCACCCAGGTTGAGATCGCACCAGACAAACGGTGTTTGATCGACAGCGCGAACCTCGTCATTCCCGACAACACCGTGCTGGTCGGCATGAGTATGCCGGGCCAGCTGAACGGCGCGAGCACGGCGATCCTGGAAAGCGGCAGTGGGCTGGTGGTCAACCCGCTTTACAACGTGCTTCCAGGGGCCGGCGCGGCGTTGCGCAATATGGCGATCCGCCGCAAGGGCCTGATCGTCAATCCCACTGTGGCCCAGGTGAACTCTCAGGTGGCGCAATGGGCCGCCGAGAATAGCGTCGCGGTGAACCTACTGCCGAACAAGGCCGGCATTGTCCTTGAGGACGTGCTGATCGAGGGCTTCAACACCTGCATCAAATCGGTGGTCGGACGGTTCTCGCTGTCCCGTGTGGCCGGCGATTGCGCCATGTCCGGCCTGGATGTGTCCAACACAGGTGACATCTGGAGCGCTGATGCCGTTCGGTTTGAACCCTACTATCGAACTGGCGCGGCAGGGGCGGGAGACGCCGCCCGGCCGGGGATAGGCTTCAATTTCCATGACGGCGGCAGCGCCGGCATGATCACCAATAGCTTCGTGTTCATGTATGCCTATGGCGCCGTCATCAACACCTCCACGGCGATTTGGTTCACCAACTCTGGCTTTGAATGGCACGACGATCTCGCCACGGCGACCGGCATCAAAGAGACCTCGTGTGTCCGTATTGTCGGTGGATCAGGCAACATTTGGCTGAACAACACGTCATGCAGTGCATACGACCGTAGCTTCACCAATGAGAGCAACGGCGGCGGCATTTGGTGGACCAACACGACGGCGCAAGGCAACGCGGGTGTTACGCCGACCCAGTATTATTTAGGCGCGCAGCCAGCAGCCAGTCCTCCCACGATGACCTGGAGCGGAACGCTGGCTCCTGGTGAACAGATCATCGCCACGGCGACCGACCCCACCAATGTCGCGGCAGCGCCGCTGGCGGTGTCTTACACGATCCAGGTCGGGGACACCGCGCTGAAGGCCGCGCAGAACCTCGCGACCAAGCTGAACAGCACATGGCAGTTGTCCAAGAATTATATTCGCGCGGCGGCTGCGGGCGGCACGGGCGTGCTGACAATCCAATACCCGGTTGCCTATACGACGGGCAGTTGGACCTGTTCAGGAACTGGCGGGACCACCTGTGCTATGGGCACCGGCACGGCCTCGGTCGGTTCGACCACGATGCTGTCGGGGGTGAACTCGGTCAACGGGCTGATCAATGTCGGGATGGACGGCGGACCCACCAACGGTGTCGCGAACGCGATCATCGACACGCCATGGCCTGACAACATTCAGCCGGTCGGAAGTTGGTTGCAGATCGGCGCGGGGTCAGTGGCAAAGACCAAGGTCTACAACTGGCAGCCAACCGGTGTTGCAGCCGGCAACCTGACCGCTTGTGGCTCGGGTCCGGCGGGTTCGCTACAGGCGTCCGGGTCTACCGATCTGGAAGGGATTATCAGCGAGGGCTTGGGCGCGACCGGTTGCACGCTGACGTTCACGACGCCCTTCTGGGCGGAACCGTTCTGCGATGTCGAGCTTGTGGGCGGCACCGGTGCGATCACCGATTTCACCGTGTCCAAGACCCAGCTTATCGTGAACAATATCTCGCGCAGCACGGTGAAATACCGCTGTTCGATGAACGGGCCGCGCATGAGCGGCACCTACACCAAGCCGAACCCTTTTGTGCAGTTGACGACGCTTGCCGGAGGGACATGCTGCGGTGGGGCCACCACCGAGACCATCATTGGAACCGTCAAAATCCCTGGTGGTGGTATGGGGTCAAAAGGCTCCACCTCGCTGGAATGCCTGTTCACTCATCCGAACAGCGCCAACCTCAAAACTTTTCGGTTCAGGCTGACCAACAACGTCGCGGGTGCCACGTCAGCTAATCAGATCGGCACGGATGCCACGGCGACAACGACGGTGGGGACGCAGACGAAACTCACCTTACGCAACACCGCTTCGGGCGCACAGGTATCGTTTGGTGGAGCACCGTCTGCGCCGTACGGAAGCAGCGCCACGGCGGTCACCACCTCGGCGTCGAACACCGCCAACGATCAATACATCAGCGTCAACGGGATCACCGCCTCTGGTGCGGAGACGATCACGCTCAATCACTGCCAGGCGACCATCGCCAATGTCCCGTAGCCACAGGAGGTAACCCAGCATGGCCGTCGCGCCCCAGCCGCACCCGAACTCGGTGTTTCGCTACTTGAAGACCGCGTATCGCAACTGGATGAAAACCGGCGCGATCACGCTGGGCGCGATTTCCAACACCACCACGGCGACGGCGGTGTCCGCCAGCGGGACCATCCTGCCCAACGTGGGCGTGTCCAATGTCGCGCTGACCCTGAACCAGGGGACGGTGGTCGCGTCGACCATCATGGCGCCGGTGATCCACCCGTCCGGCACCTTCACCGGCAGCTTCGGCAAGCTGGCGACGGGCACCTATCAGGCCAGCGCCAAGGGCATCGGCGTGAGCCCCACACCAGCCGTGTCGAACACCTTCACCATCACCTGAAAGGAACCCGGACCATGTCTGGCAGCGAATACGAACCCCCCGTGGACGAGCCACCCGGCAAAGACGGTCATCAGGGCGCTGGGTCGAACCAAGAGGCGGCTGAGGATGCCGTTCCGACATGGCCCCCGGGTGCCAACCCGCCGGGGACCAATCCACCTATCCCGACGCCTGACACCGCCACCACGCCCATTCCGGGGTCCATCCCAGGGGTGGTGGTGGGACAGGAGGCACCAGTACCGATCGACCCTCCGGTGAACGTGGATGTCCCCTTTGTGTCCCAGACTGAGGCCACGCTGAACTGCACGATGGGCAACTGGGAGGGTGAACCGACCAGCTATGCCTATCTCTGGGCGATCGATGGCGTGGATAGCTCAACGACCGGTCCGGATTACCCGGTCGCGTTCGAAGATGTCGGAAAGACCGCGAGCTGCATCGTCACGGCGACCAACGCGGCGGGTTCGACCGTCGCTCCGCCATCGAACGAGATCGTCATCACATGAAACGCTGGCTGACCTCGCTCCTGTGCGTTGCCGCGTTCGTCGGCATCGCACAGGCCCAGATGAACCCTGGCAGCCTGCTGACCCGGCCGAACAACGCGACCGCCTATGCGCAGAACGCGCTGGTCGCGTCCAACACGGCGGCGGGTTCGGTCGTTGTGCCGTTCATCGCGCTGTCCTCGGCGACCGCCAACGGGGTCATTCCCAGGGTGCGCTTGACCACCAACAAGACCACCGGCTGGGACGGGGTGGCCTTGCGCGTGCGGCTCTGGGCGGTGGCCCCCACCTACACCAACGGCGATGGCGGGGCCTACGCGGTGGCCACCGGGGCGGCGAACTTGCTGGGCCAGTATGACCTCACCTTGACCCAGCTTGGCGATGGCGCGACCGGCATTGGTGTCCCAGCGATCGGCACGGCGGTCTGGGTCAAATTGTCCACCGGCACCTCGGTGTTCTGGGACGTGCAGTACACCGGCAGCGCGGCGTTAACCCCGGCCGCCAATCAGACATTCAACTTGGTGGCGGAGATCGCAGGATGATCCGCCGCCGTGCCTTCTTGTTGGGCGGTTCGATATTGGCGGGGATGGGGGCTTCGCCGCACCAGCGGGATTATCTGTTGCTGGGGCGGCAAGGGGGGCTGCCGCCCGTCGTGTCGCAATCCTTTCTGACCCCGGGCATTCTTGATCCGGCGTGGACATTCACGCGAGCGAGCACCAACGGCACGTATTTCGATGCATCAGGCGTCATGCGCAATGCGACGATAAATCTGGCGTTGCAGAGTGTGGATTTTACCAGTTCGTCATGGACCAAGACGGCGTGCACGTTGGCGGCGGGCATAGCTGGTCCGAACGGCAATCCAACGGGTTCAGGTGTCATCCCCAATGCTGGGGTGATTGGAGTGTTGCAGCAAGGATGGGTGAATACTGCTGCGACCATAACGATGAGTGTGTTTGTGAGGGCTGGCACGCAGCCGACGGTGGTCATGCTGATGCCAAGCGGGTGGTGGGCGGATGCGCAGTTTAGGACGGCGGATTTTAACTTGGCTGCCGGCACGATCGGCACGGTAGCCGGGGCCGGTGCGAGCGCGGCGATAGCGCCGGCGGGGAATGGTTGGTATCGGATCAGCTTGACGGCGACGCCAAACATTGCTGCGGGTGCTGGTTCGCCGCATTTCGTGCGCAGCGGGGTGAACGGCGACGGGACCTCGGTGCATTTTTATGCTTGGGGAGCGCAGCTAGAGGCCGGCTCTGTCGCTACCCCCCTCATCACCACGACCACCCTAGCTGCGGGTGGTCCCCGTTGGGATTATGACCCCGGCACCAAGCAACTGAACGGTCTGTTGCTTGAGGAAGCGCGGACGAACAGCATCCGCAATTCGATGGCAGTGGGTGCTGTTCCCGGCTCACCGGGGACCATGCCGACGAATTGGGCCGTGACTGCGCTCGGCCTTACGCCGCAGGTTATTGGCACGGGGACAGAGGATGGCATCGCATACATTGACGTGCGCCTGTCTGGAACCGTGGTCGGAGGGAACAATCCGACCATCACATTCGAGGCGATAAACGCGGCTGCGGTGCAGAGCCAGCTATGGACGCTTTCATTTAATTGCAAGCTGATCGCCGGGACATTGGTGAATGGCGTCGCCCCGATGATATTCAGCTATGCAACCGGATTGGTGTTTCTCAACGCGTATGTTGGCCCCGTACGGGTTCCAACGAATGCTGGCCTGGCGGCGCAACGGATGGCCGGAACGGCGACGATCACGGATGCGACGGTAGCCTTCCTGCGACCGTTTCTTCAATTTCTTATACCGAATGGATCGACGGTGGATTTCACGATCCGCATCGGCGCACCGCAGTTGGAACTCGGTAGCTACGTGACCTCGTTCATCCCGACCACGACCGTTGTGGTCACGCGTGCCAGAGACGCGCTCAGTGTGCCGGCACCTGGGGCGTGGTATGACGCGACCAAGGGGTCGATGTCCTTCGAGCATATCCCCAGGGGCGCCGGCGCCTTCTCATCGCCTGCGCAGTTGGTCGGTGCAGCGGCAGGCACGGATTTCATTGACTGCGTTGGTTATACAACGACGGGCACCGTGCCTGGTGTCAGCTACGTCCTGGGCGCACATAACCAGAAGGTGGGTGGTGTTACCCAGGTGCAGGCCGCGTTCAGTGGAACGTCGTCGGTTGCGGTCAACGTCATACACCGACACGCGGTAAGTTGGGATCTGGGTAATGGTGCGCGGGCTGCGGTAGATGGCGTGAACGCCGTTCCTGGCAATCCGCCAGCCCCGGCTGCATTACCGACAATCACCAGCCTGACGCTTGCCGGTGTCGCGAACAACCAGCCGCAAGTGAGCCTCTGGGCACGCAAGTTCCAGTATTGGAACCGGCAACTGTCCCAGAACCACCTCAACCGTGTGTCCCTGGGGCTGCCCTGAAGGTGACCCCCGACCAAGCCCGCTACGAACTGGTCCTCAAGCGGCTCATCGCCGTGCTGGACGCCGAGCAGCAGATGCTCGCGTTCACCCGGCTGATGATGCCGGTGCCGAACTTTCACGCCGATCCGGATTACTCGCGCTATGACGCGCAGCGGTTCCACCGGGTGATCTGTGCCGCGCTGGAAGAGCTGGAAAAAGGCCACTACAAGCGGCTGATTATCTCCCTGCCCCCGCGTCACGGGAAGACCCAGCTCGCCAGTAAGATGTTCCCCGCGTGGTTCATGGGCAAGCACCCGGAACTGTCCTTCATCTTCGGCACCTACAACGAGAAATACGGCCAGGACATCGGCCGCGCGGTGCGCGACATCATGCAATCCCCGGCGTATGCCCAGGTGTTCCCCAACACGATCCTGAAGGATGACAGCCAAGCCGCCGATCGGCTGGAGACCACCGAGGGCGGCATCATGGCCTTCGTCGGACGCGGTGGCACCATTACTGGACGCGGCGGCGACGTGTTGGTGATCGATGACCCGCTCAAGGATCGCATGGAGGCTGACAGCCCGACCATCCGGGACACCCTTTGGTCATGGTTCACCCAGGTGATGGCGAACCGGCTGATGGATGAGACCGGGCGGATCATGATCATTCAGACCCGTTGGCATCAGGACGATCTGATCGGCCGGCTGACCGACCCGCAGAACAGTTACTACGACCCGGAAGAGGCCGCCGAATGGAAGATCATCGATCTGCCGGCGTTGGCGCTTACGGACGGCAAGGACCCGCTCAAGCGCCGCGAGGGCGAGGCCCTGTGGCCCGGCCGGTTCGGCCGTGAATTTCTCCTGGGTGTGCAGCGTCGCGACGAACGTGGCTTCAGCGCGCTCTACCAGGGCAAACCCTCTCCCGCCGGCGGCACGTTCTTCAGCGTCAACTGGTTGCAGACCTACCGGCCGAACGATCTGCCGCCCAACCTCAGACACTATGCGGCGTCGGACCACGCGGTGTCGCTCAAGCAGGTGGCGGACAAGACGTGCCTGATGGTGGTCGGTGTGGACACCCATGACCACCTTTGGGTGTTGCCCGATCTGATCTGGCGCAACATGACTGCCGAACAGACCACCGAGGCCATGTTGCGCATGATGCGCGCGTATAAGCCCTTATTTTGGTGGGCCGAACGCTCGCACATTTCCAAATCGATCGGGCCTTTCCTACGGAAACGTATGCTTGAGACCCAGACCTTCGCCACGCTGATCGAGATGCAACCCATCGCGGACAAGCAAACCCGCGCGCAATCCATTCAGGGTCGGATGTCCATGATGCGGGTGCATTTTCCGGAGCGCGCGCCCTGGTGGCCGGCCGCACGCGAACAGCTCCTGCGCTTCCCGTTCGATGCGCATGACGATTTCGTGGATACGCTTGCCTATATCGGCCTGGGCCTCACGCTGCAGGTGGGGGCGCGGGCGGCAGAAAAGCCGGCGGAGCAGGTCGAGGGCACCTTTGGCTGGCTCAAGCTGCAACGCGAACAAGCCGAGCGCTCCGTCAAGGTGGGCTTCGGTAGTGGGGGGTTCTAGATGTCGGATCTGATGACCCCGCCCACCCCGATGATGGGGGACCAGATGGGGATGGGTGGCCCAGCGCCACCGGTGGACCCGACAGCGGGGAACACGTTCGTCAACCGCGAGATGCCTGACCCCCCGGAGCAGGTGAAAAAGCTGGTCCGCCGCTGGTGTGACCGGGTGCGCCGCGCCAAGAAGCACTGGCAGGTCGATTTCGACCGCATGCGGGAAAACATGGTGTTTGTCGACGGCGATCAGTGGCCTGATCCCCCTTCGGACGGCAAGCGCGATGACCGATACATCGCCAACGTGGCGATCCGCCACGTGATGCAGCGCACGGCGGAGTTATACCCCAACAACCCGACGATGAAGCCGAAGCGGAAACCCAAGCTGATCGCGACCACCTGGGACGGTACTGGCCAGAGCCTGATGCAGGCCCGGCAGAGCATGGCACTGGCCCAGCAATACATGCTGCCGCCTGACCCCCAGAGCCAGGCGATCTTGCAGGACGCGGCGATGGTCCACCAATGGGAACAGATGATGGACCGGGTGGGTCAGACGCTGAAGATCCTGTACGATTACAACATCGATGAGCAGGCCCACAGC